CTGATAATTCAATAATACCATTAGCAAATAATTCAATACCATTACCACCACCAGCACCTATATCAACATATGATACATCATTATTTACTGATAAATAAACACTTGCACCAAGAGCAACAACAGATGAATTTTCACTCGCTAATATAACACTACCATTTTCACTATATAAATTGATGGAATCTGGATTACCTAAAGGGAAGTTAGGAATAGTAGGATTACCTAAAACTATTTCAATATTTTCACTTGAACCAGATAATGGTTGTATTAAACCATTTGAATTTCTTTGAGTGATAACAATTGGAGTTGTACCCCAAGCTGTATTAGCCATAGTTAAAGGTGAAGTTGTAGTCCACTCAGAACCAAAATTATTACAATTAGGATGAGTAACAATAAATTGTCTGCTTCTATAAAACATAGAACTATCAGCAACAACTCTATTTAATTGCCAAGGTTGTGTTAAACTACCACTACTTGTGACTGAATAGATTCCATTATGAGCTTTATTAACTTGGTCCTTAACAATCAAATATAAACCACTTGTCATTGTAACTCCATTTATAACACCTAATGCACCATTAACAGTTGCTCTAAGGTTTGCACCAACTCCTGGATTTGTAACTGGATAAGATGTACCATTTGCATAAGTACAAGATGGTAGTGCGTCTGTTGTAACCGATTCACAATATACAATTTGTGATGTTGGTTGTGATGTTGTAGATACACCATAAACTAAACTTGATGTACCAATAACTGGATTAGCAGTTGATTGTGTGAAGTATCTATTAACATTAGATGAACCAGCACTAACAAAACAATAGAAGGATAAATTTCTGATGTTTCATCGTAACCATCTATACGAGTTAAAATAAATGGATTTGAAACATCTCCAAGTTGGCTTATCTCCCAGATGCCATTTTGCAATGCTTGAAATTGATTCTTAACTAATATAATATCACCAAGAACTGGTGTTATATTATCTATCTTACCAACTTGATTTGATTGTGATAATATACCATTAACATTTCCAGTTAAAGTTGCTCCTACACCAGCTGTACCGTTATTATAAGTACAAGCATTTAATGATGTACTCGTTGCCATTCTTACATAATATGTAGCACCTTCTTCTGGAGCATCTGGGTTAACTATATCTGGGTCATTTAAAAGTACATAAGTATTTAATAATGAATCATATCTGTAAATAACGTTAAAATCTTTAGCAACATATAATGAATCATCATCACCAGTTGCTGGGAAATCTGCGAATGTGTCAAATATAAAAATATCAGAAGTACCTGGAGTAGCTCCATTAACAATCGCAGCAATAAGAACTTCCTTATCGTAAGCTTTTTCTGGCATATTCTCAACATTGAAATAAGCTCCAAGTGCATCTACATAAGAATTATTAAGTGGCTCTATGTTAAGAATGTAACATATTTGTTTTATGAAAGTATCAATTGATGTCATAATTTTATTTATTTTTTATTTAGTTTATTGGTAATTCGTTTATGCAATAGTTGTTTACCTCAATAGTAAATCTTCCTCTCCATCCTGTAGCATTGTCAAGCAAGTCATTATTTATTGGCTCCATAAAAGGTTGTCCAATGATGTCAATTTCAAGGTCAGTTCCTTGCTTAACATAAATCCAAAAGTCATTAAGAACCATATTTGTTTGTGAAATTACAAGGTCCAAGTTTGCTTGGTCATCTCTTACAATGTCATAGCAATATAGGTCAATGTCAAAGGTTGATGTTATCTCTCCAAGGGTTTGTGATATTGGAACCATGAACACAATTGGATACTTTTCATTCTCATTTGCAAACATATTCAATCCTGATTGAAAGCTACCATCAAACCTCTTAACAAAAAGATTTTGATTGCAGAAAGCTTCAATTTTTGCTTTTAGTGAAATGTATGATGTGATAGTTGACATATAATATATTGTTTTTTTTTACGTTTTGTTTAATAAGCTTTCAGCAATAAATAAATGAAGTTTTCATTTTTGTTTTACCTTTAAGTATTCTTGAACACATAGATTGAGATTTACCCATTGCAATTGCAGCTTCTCCATTTGAATAATAATATATACCAGTTTCTAAATTTAGAATTAATTTTTGATGATACATAATTTTATTTATACATAATTCTCGCAGTCATTACTTGCAGATATATCACGCAGTGTGATGGGGATACTCGAGCATCCTATTTATAAAGCTATGTATAGCAATAGAACGAGCTTAGAAGAAGAAGAGTGCAACCCTATTGATGATTTTTGGCGTGATTATTTGAGTAAGAACGAAAACAAGAATGTTTATTCTACTAAGAAGATAGTAACAAGAGATGGTGGAGTTTTATTATTTGCTTCAATCGGATCAACCATTACAGGATTTGGGGTTGGTATTCGTTCAGCTAAAGGATTTACTGGGGGACTATTTATAGATGATGCCAATAAACCAGCTGATATTTATTCACAGCTAATGAGAAACAAAGTGTTGCGCTATTTTGAAGAAACGCTATTGTCAAGGTTAAACAATAGTAATGCAGCTATTGTAAACATCCAACAAAGGCTACACTTAGAGGATTTATCAGGCTTTTTAATTAGCAAATATGGGTTCAAGACACTTAAAAAACCTTTAATAAACGAACAAGGAGTTTGCCAACTACCACAACAATATAGCCCTGGCCGCATCAAGGAGTTACAAGCCAACGCCTATATGTTTTCAGCACAATACCAACAAGAGCCCATACCGCAAGGCGGCTCAATGATTAAATCAGAATGGTTTAAGTATTACACTGAAACACCTGATTTTAAGCGTGTGTTTATGACAGGGGATACAGCCCAAAAGACTAAAGAACATAATGATTTTAGTGTATTTTGTGTTTGGGGGCAACATGGGCAAGAACTTTATTTACTTGATATGGTGCGTGGCAAGTGGGAAGCACCAGAGCTTTTAATACATTGTGAATCATTAATCAAAAAATGGCAACGATACACTAAACGATTATCTGAAATTATACTAGAGGATAAAGCAAGCGGAACAGGATTAATTCAAACATTACGCAGAACTTGTTTAACGCCTATCCATGCCTTGCAAGTAGATAAAGATAAAGTAAGCAGGGTGGATGACAGCACCCCATTCTTATCAAATGGTTATATGTACTTACCAAATAGCAAAGAATACAGTTTTAATCCTGCGTTGATAAACGAATGTGAATTATTTGCAAGAGATGGTTCAGGGGTTCACGACGATATTGTTGATAATATAACCATGTCGATACAATATGTTAGCAAAAAGCGATCAATCTACGATGCGATATAGGAGATAATATGCTAGACCTTACAATACTAATCCTAATACTAATGATTTACTTTATGCCTACGATAGTAGCATATCAAGGCAATCACAAGAACACACGTGCTATTTCTACAGCTAACTTTTTCTTTGGTTGGACTGGCATCGGTTGGATTATATGCCTTATTTGGGCACAGTGCAAATAATGCTATAATTGTTTTATGAGCAAGTTTGACACAATACTTAAATGGGTTGATAGAGTAACCTCCGTTTTGTGGGTTATTTTGTTAGTGAGGGAAATATTATGACACTTTATAGAGGCGATGATACAGACGCATTTGGTAGTAGTTTTATAACAATTAATTTGGCTACTTCTATTACAGCTACTATTACAAGAGCTGTTTTCCAATGCGAAAGCATAAAAAAAATATTTGAAGACCCGACCTTCCCATTGTCAATTGAATTAACAGCATTGGAAACAAGGGCATTAAAAGTGACTAATACTTGTTATTTAGCTGTTTGGGATGAAAATAATAAAAAGCGTACTTGCGAAGGCAGCCTCAACTTCAATACCCAAAGTGGGGTAGTTGGTTAATGGCAGAATTCACAGCTAATTTTACACTTGAACAGATAGAAGCAATTGAATCTACTTTTGTACTTAATGAGAGTACACAGATTGATGCTGTCTTTGTGATACATCCAACACCTGACAAATTATCACAGTTAGAAAACGATGCTGATTATGTTCAAGATGCTGATTATGTGCATACAGATAACAATCTTACAGATGATTTGTTAGCTGATATTAATAACATTCCTACAGCTACAAGTGATTTGACTAATGATAGTGGATTTATTACATCTGCTGACGCGCCGACTACGCTTGCAGAGCTATCTGATGACAGCACGCATAGGCTTGTTACTGACACACAAATAAGTGATTGGGATAGCAAACAAGATGCAGGGGATTATGCCACAAACACAGATTTAACAACTGGGTTGGGCACTAAGCAGGATACTCTAGGCTATACGCCTGAAGATATTGCTAATAAAAACCAATCATCTGGTTACTGTGGGCTTGATAGCGGTGGGAAAGTGCCTATAACAAACCTCCCTACAACCTTATTACAATATCAAGGCGTATGGGATGCAAGCACTAACACACCTACACTAATCAGCCCTGATTTAACAAAAGTTGGATATGTTTACAATGTAAGTGTGGCAGGCACTCAATTTAGTATTGATTGGTCTTTGGGTGATTGGCTTATTTATAATGCTAGTGGCGTTGTTGAAAAGTCGGATAATTCGGATGACGTAACAAGTGTTAATGGACGTGTTGGAAGTGTCTCAGGTCTTGCAGAATTGGGAAGTAACAATGTATTTACCGGCTCTCAAACTTTTGACGTTGATACTTTCTATATTGATAGTGAAAGCCATAAGGTAAGTTTTGGGGCGGTGTACTCCGACTTTCAAGTGGCTATAAAAAGGAGTAGCGATTCAAATTCAAGTTCTGCCACTCCAGTCCTTGCAGTATCTAATATTTTAGGCACTCAAGGTAATGGCTTAACAACTTTTAACTCTGCTAGAGTGGTCGTTCAAGCTGGAAACGGTATTGTAGACACACGATTAAGAAGTGACTATGATGCTAGTTTTATGGGAGGCACACTAGGAACAACCTCCCAACATCCATTTAGATTTCAAACTGCAAATGTTACAAGAATGTCTATATCAGATATAGGTAATATTGGATTCGGAGTATCAACAGCTTCATCCTCTAAGGTAGAAATATCAAGTTTGTCCGAGCCTATAAGTGGCAATGGAATGTTTCGGTATACATCTAACACTGGAACTGGTGACGTTGGTGTAAAAATGGGAGCTTTTGCGGGGGCTGCGACTGCTGGATATGCTTGGATACAAGGTGTTCATCACGGAGTTGGGAACGATGCCAATATATGTATCAACCCAAATGCAGGAAATGTAACAATTGGCGGCATAACTGGATTAGCTAAATTAGAAATAAACGCTCCTCAAAACACCACGAGCCAATTTGTAGCACCATTTCTAAGACTAGCGCCAACGGTTGCAACCGATACATATGGATTTACTGGTGTTTCTTACGGAATATCTACAGTAACTAATTATGGTTGGACAGTTGGGGCGTTAAGGACAGAAGCGGGTGGAACAAACCACGCCTTTGTATTCAACTCTCATGTAAACAGTGCTGGTGGAACAGAAATAGCTAGGTTTACAACTGGTGGATGTTTCGGAATAAATACAAAAACACCGACCAATTTACTTGAAATTAAGAAGGCTGGAGTTGTTGTTGGGACTGTTGTACAAGCACTTGTAAGTGGCGATAGTGGCTCTTCAGAAGGTGTTGCGTTAGCTTTTGGTAACGTAGTAGGTGGAACTGGCGCAAACCGCTTATGGTCTAAAATATATGGCCAATCAGCCGCTGAAGGTCTTGGCGGAGGTTTAAGGATAGCTACCTCAGAAGACGACTCTGGCACGATGACCGACAGATTGGTTGTTTTACCGAACGGAAACATTGGCTTAACTAATTCAAACCCAACATCGAAGCTCCAAATAAATACTACATTATCAGACACTGGAACTCAAACAGCTAGATTTTCTACGTTAGTTGGAAGCACTGGAACTGTTGTAGATGCACTGCATTTAGATTGTGACCCAAATACAGCTTATGACAAAGGTGTGTCCCTATCTTTTGGAAGAAAGAACTCTACATATGGTGAGTACACTTCAAGAATAGTTCACTATGGAAATAGTGCAATGACTACTGGAAGTAGACTACAAATGCAAACTCACTCAGTAACGGCCAACACGTGGAATACTGGATTGTTTATGGATGAAAATGGCAGAGTTAGAATAGGTACAACAGATGCAACGTACAATCAGTATCTAACAGTTGCTGGTTCTGCTCAGATAGGAACTGCATTCGCATACGGCACTATTGCTAACACGATTGATTTGGCAATAGGTAGCCCATCAGCTAACTCAAGAATATTGTTTGGACAAAGCAACACATCTTATGCCAACTTTACTTGGGCATATAATACGACTTTGGCCAACTGCTATTTAAGTATCGCCACCAATTCAAATAACAACAACATATTGATAAGCCCACACGGAACTGGAAAAGTAGGTATCAATACGGTATCTCCAGAATATAAACTTGACGTAAGAGGCACAGCTTCAACAGACGGTATCCGCTCCGCAATTGGCTTTGATATTTATCAAGTACCAAACCCTACAACATTGACTGGGGTGGTGGAATCTGGCGGGTCTTTGGGAACAGGGGCTTATACTTATTATGTAACCTTCACAACAAACTTAGGAGAATCATTTAGCAAAAGGCTGGACGTAGTAACTACCGCTGGAAACAACACTGTAACTCTTACAATTCCAACATCAAGTGACCCAAGAGTTGTTGGAAGAAAACTCTATAGAACAAAAGTAAATGCCATATATTATTCAGAATACTATCTTGCAAACATAGCCAATAACACTGCTACAACTTACACAGACACTGCGTCAGATGCATCACTCACTGGAACGAGTGGACTTGCTTTTGCTAGAATGAATAGTACCTCGAAGATGATTACAGTTAATGGAACAACCTGTATGTTACTGGATAATTCCCTAACATCATTCGGTGTAGGTACTGGTAATACTACAATGACATCTTTCGCTAACACTTTATATGGGAGTGGAGTTGGTAGAAATATAACAACTGGTGGAGTAACAACTGCTATTGGCGGCTCTGCTTGTAGATTACTAACATCGGGGAATAGAAATACAGTAGTTGGAGGCAACGCAGCATTCGAGATAACAACGCACTCGTTCAACACTATTGTAGGTGACTATTGTATGTTTTATGGTACTGGTGACAATAATACTTATGTTGGACACTACTGTGGTATACTATCGACTATAGGAGTTCAAACTGGATGCACCTTTATTGGTACAAATGCAGGTGGCAATGCTCTACAGAAGATAAACCCAACAAACATTATTTTACTTGGTAAAGACTCTTATGGGACAATAGACAACCAAGTTGTTATCGGAAACACATCAATAGTTCAAACAGTGTTACGTGGAACAGTTAATATGGCAAGCACAGTAGCCCCAACCTCCGCATCAGCCGCAGGAGTTCTAGGAGATGTAGCGATGGATGAAAACTATATTTATATTTGCACCGCAACAAATACTTGGAAACGAACAGCAATAAATACTTGGTAAAGGAGAGAATATGCTAACAGATAAACAAAAGTCAATAGTCAGAACGATGATACTAAACACAAGTACTGAAAATATGGAGAGGGTTGCAAAACTGTCTGATGAGGAAGTTATCGCAGAAATTGAGATATTTAAAGCAAGTAGGTTAGAGTTTTTAGCGGCTAACCACACGAGGGTTTCGTTGGATTTGCAATATGTTGTAAATGAGCTAGAGAAGATAAACAAAGAAATAGAAGGATGGGGTTAATTATGAACTTAGAAGAAATGACAGTGGAGCAATTAAAGGCTTTGGGATTTGATTTGATATATCAAATTGAAATAGCGCAACAAAATCTAAGAGCAGTACAGCAAGTTTTGTCTAATAAAGAACAAGCTGATAAGGTATAATAAAACTATGAGTAAAAAGCATAAAACACAACCAATACAAGCATTACCAACAATGCAACCACGTGAACGCCTAAACAGCCTCACAGAATTAGCTTTGGGTATCCAAACACAACAAAACCAAATATCACAATCAGATACGATTGATGCTAACTTACGTAGGTACATGATTACGCAAAATCGTATGTTGTTGTCTTATTTGTATGTCGAAATTGGTATTTGCCAAACATTGATTGATCAGCCGGTTGATGATGCTTTAAATAAATTGCCTGATATTGTATCAGAACAGCTAAAACAAGAAGATGTTGAAGCAGTAAAACAGTTTATCCAAGAAAAAGGCTGGTTTGAAACGTTTAAACAAGCTGAGAAATGGAAAAGGCTTTACGGTGGTAGTGGTTTATTTATAAACACACCCCAAAACCCTACATCTGAATTAAGAATAGATAGATTAAATCAAGATAGCCCCATTGAGCTTTATGCACTTGATAGATGGGAATTATGCTATCAAGTAAGCGGTGCTGTATCTGTGGACAATCTAAACGTTGGCACACCTTTAACAGATACCCCATACAATATTTATGGTCAACAAGTGCATAAAAGCAGAGTATTACAATTTAAAGGCAAAGAAGCACCTAGTATCCTTAAATTACAGCTACAAGGTTGGGGCATGTCTGAGGTTGAGCGTTTGTTGCGTTCACTAAACAGCTTTTTAAAAAACCAAGATGTTATATTTGAGCTATTGGATGAAGCCAAAGTTGACGTGTTTAAGATTAACGGCTTTACAGAGGCTTTAATGACCGCTGAGGGCACTAATAACATAACTAAGCAAGTGCAATTAGTAAACCAGCTTAAAAGCTATCTCAATGCCCTTGTTATGGACAAAGAAGATGAGTTTGACCAAAAAACAATGACCTTTGCAGGCTTATCTGACATGCACGAGCAAAACAGAATGGCTATAGCAGCAGATTTAAAGATGCCTATTACTAAACTTTGGGGTGTAAGTGCAGCAGGGTTTAACAGTGGGGAAGATGACATTGAAAATTATAACTCAATGCTTGAATCAGAGATTAGAATCAAGAGTCGTGCTAATTTAATCATGCTAATTAAAATAGCATGCCAAGTTAAATTAGGCTTTATACCTGAAGATATAGACCTTGTTTATCCACCTTTGCGTATATTATCAGCTGAACAAGAGGAAACGGTTAAAACATCACAGTTCGCACGTTTACTACAATCGTACACCGCTGGTTTACTATCTGAAGAACAATTTATAGATGCTTGCAACAAAGCTAATCTATTGCCAATCGAAGTAAAAGTAGATAAAAAAGGTATTTTGGCTAGGATTAAAGACAAGATGGCAGTTGATAAGCAACAAGCACCGCAGGCAAAAGCTAAAGATAAAAAGTAGTTAATTTACCAACTCAAACTCAATGTCATAAACATCTTTAGTAGTCTTTAAATCTGTTTTTTTACCATTTTTAATATACCAAGATAAACATACAGCAGACAATCTACGTTCTTCATCATCCTTTTTAGGGTATCCACAACAAAAAGTTATGTCAAACAATGGTACTTTTTTATTACTACCTTTTTGTCTAAGTTCATTCCAACTAGAATATTTAGCCATTTTTTTGCGCCAATAATCACTAGCTACTCTATATTCATGAGTTTTTTCGCCTGATTTTATTTTGTCAAACCATTCTTTTTTGAGATTAAATGTAATCATAATTATATTCTCCTAACCCCACAATCATACACCAAAACTTGTTAGTTGTCAATAGTAATTATGTAGGTGCTATAATTGTTGTATGATAACCCTAAAACCAATTTTAGATAAACACGAATACTCACAAATGATAGAAGTAGTTATAATGGACTTTTTGACTACCTACTTTTACGCCCCTATTTATTCAGTTATAGAGCCGATTGAGGAGTATTATAACGCGTCTACCTACACGCCTGAACAGATTGTAAGTGCAGCATTACGTTCAGGACAAATACAATACATCAACGGCAAGTTCGTGGGTAACTTTTCAGCTAAGATAAGTAAAGCCCTCGAGAGCATAGGAGCAAAGTTTAACAAGGTTACTAAGACTTATAATCTACAAAGTTCTGCATTATCTATTACAGTTAAGGAAGCCGCAGCATACGCCAGCATGATAGCACTAGCTCGTAATAAATTGTTATTAGAGGCATTATCATATATAAACATTGAAAGTGCTATGCCGGAGCTTGCAAGGTTGTTAGATGTACCACTTGACACTATATTAGAGGATTTGGATGAACAGGCATATTTATCATTAAAGGATGCTATTACAATAGTGCCAACCATAACCGAGGAACAAAGAGCCGCATTAAAAGCCCAATATGTTGATGATGTTTCTATATCTGTTAAAAATTTTACTAAGGCTCAGACCGACAAATTGAGAGCTATGGTTGAAGAAAATTTGTTTACAGGGCTAGCTGATAATAAGTCGTTAGTACAGGCGATCGTTGATGAGTTTGGGGTAACTGAATCTAAAAGTAGATTTTTAGCAAGGCAAGAGACTAGCCTGTTTACAGCTATTTATCGTAAGATTACTTATATGGAAGCTGGGATAACGCATTATAAATGGAGTACCGCAGGTGATAACGACCCTAGAGTTCGTCCGATGCACAAAGAATTAAACGGTAAAATATTTACATGGGATAACCCGCCGATAACAAATGATAAAGGTGATAGAAATAATCCGGGCGAAGATTTTAATTGCAGATGCGTAGCAATTGCGGTTATTGATGATTATTTAAACCCTAACGACTAGCTTCTATCTCATTTCTAACTGCATTATAACCACACATTGCTAATTCAATGGTTGATTTCGACATTATCTTTTTGCAAAGAGCATCAAATGCTTCTTTAGACAGTTTATCTTTATAACCTGTTTCCTCTAATCTTTTACAGATAAGTTCAAATCTTTCTTGTTCATTTATTTCGTTCATAATACTATTCTCCTAACTCCTAAACCATACCACACTAACATAAAAAAGTCAACCCTCCATATATGCTATAATTACAATAAAAGAGGTGATAATAATGACCAAACCAGTACCCCAAGATATGCAAGATGTTATTGAAGAAGTGTCTTTTACCACCAGTGGTAGAGATGATTTAGCTAACCAATATAAAGTGCTTGATACTATTATTGAGGATAGTTTAAAGGGTGTTGCTTATAATACGGATTACAAAGCCTACAACGTACTCCCACAAGACCCTGAGTACATCGGTTTTAATTTGTATTTGTGCAATCAGTTAGCACAAACAACTTTATCAAGTGCTGGGGTACTTAACGCTACGACTATAGTAGTAACTAATGCTACTGGTATTACAGCAGGCAAAGTTCTTGGCATTAGTCAAGATGGGCGTGTTTATCAATCATTAGTTACTAATGTAACAGGTACAACTATCACTGTTGCTACACCTTTAGATTTTGCTTTTCCGATAGGTTCTATTGTTTGTTCAGGTAATTGGAATTTAAACCAAAATGGTAGTATAACGCCTTTAATATTTAAGATACAAGCACCTCCAACATCAAAGTTTCATATCACAGCTATAAGCATAACTATGACAGATGATGCGACTATGGATGATAGCAAGTTTGGAAGTTTGACAGCTTTAACTAATGGTATTGTTGCAAGACGGGTTGATGGTTCAGTTGCTAATTTCTTTTTAATAACAAACAATGCCGGATTTTATCAATATGGTTATGATTCAGATTATCCGACAAAAGTGCCATCAGGCGTATATTCATTTAGAGCTAGAAAAGATTTAAGAAAAGTAAACGGCATTGTAATAGCTTTAGATGGTGCGACATTAGATCAATTACAATTTATAGTTAGGGATAATTTAACTGGGTTAACAGAATTTACGGTACAAGCACACGGTCACATAATACAACCGTAACAATATGCTACAATATAAATAAAGGGGATTAATAAACTAATGGTTGATAAAATAAAAGGTGGGTTAGCGGATAGCAAAACATTAGACGACATAGCTGAAAAGCATGGCGTTACTTTATCAGCTATAGAATCAGCTTTGGCTGATGGTATCAAGGTAGAGCAAGAACATACATCCGACACCAAGGTAGCTGAAGAAATTGCTAAAGACCATTTATTTGAGGATGCTGAGTATTACTCTAAATTATCAGCTATGGAAAAGCAAAACAGCAAAGACTGGGCTAAAACCTATAAGGCATCTAACTTTATTGAAAAAGGCGTATGCACTTATAACGATGAGACTATATACCTATCACAAGATTGTCTTAATAAAGCTATAGCAAGCATTAAAGGCAGACCAGTTGTCATAAAACATCAAAAAGTAACACCGCAAAATATGGAAGACCACGCAGTCGGCTATGTTTCAGATTGTGGATTTTGTGACCAAGAAGCAAGCTTTTATTGCAATTTTTTAGTATTTGACGATGAGGGCAAAGAAGTAATAGCAAAAGATTACAGCGTTTCTTGTGCATATATCCCTAAAGCATTTGGTATAGGTGGCACTTGGCACAATACACCATATGACAGAGAAGTAACTGAATTAGAATTTACGCACTTGGCACTTGTACCTGATCCGAGATATGAGGATGCTAAGATATATGAGAATAGTAAAGACAACGATAACACAACAAAGGAGACTTACAACATGGACAAAATCGAAGTAGAACAAGGGTTCTTAGCTTCTTTGATAGAGTTGGCACAAAAGCCGTTTTTAAACTCTAAAAAAGAGGAAGAACCAAAAGAAAAAGAAGATGCAAAAGTTGATGATGATGAAATGGAATATGAAGGCAAAAAATATTCTAAAAAAGAATTAGTCAACGCTTTTATCAAAGGTGAGGCAAAACCTGAAGTTAAAGAAGAAAAAGAAATGAAAAACGAAAAAGAAGCTGAAGAAGAAGTTGAAAAAGAAAACAGCAAAGACAGCAAGGATGATGACATGGAATTTTTCAACTCTATGCAAAAACTAATGGCAACAACTAATACTGATGCTGATGACAAAATTGTAGTACACTCACAAAACAAAGGGCTTGAACTAGGTTCTAAGGCTTTTGGTTAATAACAAATAAGTAAAAAAGGAGAAATAAAATGGCAGAAATTTTAAACCAGTTTACCTATACAGATGTAAAAGGTAAAGTAGTAAACGGAGACAAAGGAATCGGATTTGGCTGTAAACTATACGGAACAGCTAACGCAGGTGACTTTGTAAAAAGAAAAGCAGTAGCAGGTTCTAAAGTAATAGTAGTTGAAGCAATCGCAGCTGATACGGATGTAATCTTTGGGGTTATTCCTTACGAATCAGCTAAGAAAAATGTTTACGTATCAGGTGATATGGTAACAGTACAAGGCGATTATACAAGAATCGTTTGTACAGCTAGTGGAGCAATTACAGCAGTACAAACAGTAATGCCAGTTGTTTCAGGAATGAAAGTAGCAGCACAAACAGCTGGAAAATCTATTGTAGGGATTGCATTACAACCAGCAGCTGATGGAGAACTAGTCGAAGTTCTTGTTAAAACAGTAGTTAAAGCATCAACATAATTAATTAATAAGGAGAAATAAAAATGGCTAGAAATTTACCAGCAATGGTAGTAAACAGACAAGGGGAAGTGTGGACACAACAAGGTAAAGTGGGCATGGCTGATAGTAAACAGTTTTTGAACTCTTTAGGCTCTGAGCAATCCATCACAACTCTTACAGCTATACTACCTACAATTATCGAACAAAAATTCTATGAAATTCCAATCAGTGATTATGTACCTGTTGAAGTAGGAACAGGAAACCCATTCTCAGCTAGTTTGTTCAACTGGACAACAGGGATTAAGGGTGGAGACTTTGAAACTGGCTTGATGAACATGGCATCAAATGATTCAGGAAAAGTATCAGATGACATCTTTGTTGAACCTATTTCAAGAAAAGTAATATCTTGGAAAAAGGATGTAAACTATAACATCATTCAAGAAGCTACTTTCTCGCAAGGTACGCAAAACATGGACTTGATCCAAGCAAAATACAAAGCTCGTAAGAAAGAATACGACTTGGGTATTCAAAGAACAGCGTTCTTTGGTTTAGCTTCAAACACAACTGATTTTGCAGGATTATTCAACCAATCAGGCGTTACAATCAATACAACTTTGATTACTGAATCTTTATCAGATATGACAGCAGCAGAATTTAATGCTTTTGTTGGCTCTTTGCTTGAAACTTATAGACTTAACTGTAATAGAACAGCTTACCCTGATACATTCCTAATTCCTGAAGATGATTATAACGGTTTGGCTAATCAAATGAGTGAAACTTACCCAATGAGAACCAAAATGGAAGTTTTACAACAAGTATTTGATAACACTGTACCAAACAAAAAGGTTAAAATCCTTCCTTCAGCATACGGTATGGCTACTTACAACTCAGCAGTAATCAACAAAGACCGTTATGTATTGTACAACAAACAACCTGATTCTGTTATTCTCAATGTACCTCTTGACTTTACAGTTACATTGCCGGGAACAGCTAATGGTTTTGACTATACATCAGCAGCTTATTCAAGATTTACTGGTGTAACAGCTCTAAGACCTTTAGAAATGTTGTATATGGATAAAACAACACCTTCAACATAATAGTTTTAGGTTATAAGTTTAAAAGCCCTCTATTAATTTAGAGGGCTTTTATGCTATAATAATTCCATGAAGATATGTATTTTAGGAAAAGCACCAAGCTGGCGAGAAGCACCATTTGATGATGAGAATGTCGAAATTTGGTCATTAAATGATGGTGTTATAAAATGTTCTGTACCAAGATTTGACAGAACTTTTGATGTCCATATACCATCTTATTATGGGCGAGATAATTTTTATACTCCAAATCATGTTAATTGGCTTAAAGATAATCAAGATAAACTTTGGATATTAGATAAATGTGAAGATTTTTCTGATGCCAACATAATTGATTATAAGATGTTAGTTAAAAAACATGGGGAGTATTTTACAAGTAGTATTGCTTGGATGATGGCTGAGGCTTTGGAATGTGATAATGTCACAGATATTTATTTGTGTGGTATAGATTTGTTACAACAAGAAGAATACCAAGTGCAAAGACCTTGTGTAGAATATTTTATAGGCAAGGCTAGAGAGCGTGGGATAGAGGTTCACATACAGCCAAGTTCTACATTGTTGCGGGCAGAAAAACTTTATGGTATAATGTAATTAAACAGTTAAGGAGTAATTATGCAAATATTTAACAAATCAAAAAGACAATTTACAATTAGTACAGGCGTTTTAAAGCCTGAACAATCTGATAATGTACCTGATGCAGAAGGTGCTAAATTGATAGATATGTATAAAGACGAGCTTATTCAAATTGGTAATTCTAAGGTTGAAGCTGAAAATGCAGAGCTAAAGGCTAAAATAGCTGAATTAGAGGAAATTGCTACAGCACCAGCACCGACTAAAAAACACAACAAAAAAATATAAAACTCTTCTTTCTATCCTAACAAATTTGAAAGAGATTATCTTATCCCCGTTATACGTACAATGGGGATTTTTATTATGCTATAATCAATATATCCTTTCTGTTCTTCTAACACAGGTAAAGCTCTAGTTATTATTTGACTAGGGCTTTATGCTATAATTAATTTATGAGCATAACAATTTCAGATTTTAAAGAATATTTTACAAGGGATTTTCCATACTTGCCAGTGTGGGATGAGCTTGTTAGTTACAACGCAACAGAGACGGTATATTATGAGGCTAATAGACTATTTTATACAGCTAAGAGCGACAGCGTACCTGCTGGAACTTTACCAACAAATGCAACTTACTTTTCAGTTACTACCGATGATTATTATAATTATATTAATGATACAGATATAGAAAAGGCAATCGGCGAATGTGACGCTATGTTACCAGTTGCTAGATTCGATGATATAACGCTCGCTATGGCTCAAAAATACCTTACAGCTCATTGTCTATGCAATGACATTAAAACAAGTAATGCTGGGCTTGCTAGTCAGATTAGTTTCCCTGTTGTTAGTAAGTCGGCAGGTAGTATCAGCACAAGTTATGGTATACCACAGGCGTTTATGTCAAAAGAAATTTATGCTTTCTATTTAACCTCACAATATGGTTTAAAATACCTTGCTTTGCTTATTCCACGCATCAAAGGCAATATTGCTATTGCTTATGGTTGGACTGGAGCGTGATAAGAACATGGCAAGCAGAGTAAACTTAAAAATGACAGGCGATGACTTTAAGGGGATTAAGAACCTTAAGGAAAATTTGGCTAAACTACGTGATACAAAAGCTAAGGTTGGCGTATTTGGCGGTAGACATCCCGGAAGCGGTGAAAGTATACCCGATATAGCAATGTTGCATGAGTTCGGATCACAAACAGCTCGTTCATTCAGCTATAAAGGCTCTATTATTAAAATTAAAGGCATCCCTACACGTTCATTCCTAAGAATGCCATTACGAGTAAAAAAGTTAAAAGTAGTTGGCGATAAAGAATATATGAAAAAATATGTAATGTATGCACTACAAACAGGGCATGTAAATGTACCACTAGAGATAATGGGGCATCAAGCCGAGGCAGTAATACAAGATGCATTTGACTCGCAAGGTTTTGGACAATGGGATAAAAACATGAGTAAGGCTTATATAGCAGCTAAAGGCTCAGACACTCCATTGATAGACACAGGATTTTTACGACAATCAGTTACAAGTAAGGTAGGTAAAGCATAATGGCAGGACGAAACATAAAAATAAATCAACTATCAGCTAACTTGCCTGATGTATCTGAGGTAATGAACGGGTGGGAAGTTAGCATGACGGCTAACTATGTAACACAGGCGGTCGTTGATGGGGCGGTAGTAGACACTGAGGTTAATAAGCCTATAAAGGGTATTATGCAACCGTTAAAAGCTGAGGAAATATTGCTTAAAGAAGAAGGACAACGCTCTTTTGACTGGTATCAAGTGCATGTACGTGATGATGTTTATGGTGAATTATTCACTACTCAGATATTAATAATAAACTCTGTCCCTTACAAAATTAAAGCCAAAAAAGATTGGGTTCTTAACGGTTACAGAGAATATCATGCTATTAGGGATTTTGAGAGCGTGGATAATTAATCACTTAATACAATCATGTACTCTTTATATTCTTCGTGTTTATCTAAATAAAAACTTGATATATGTTTCATCATCAATCTTATATTTGTAGCTCTAATTTTAGGTGTCCAATTTTCATCATAAGTTTGTTGACTAAATAATGTATATAAACAATCATCTAATATTCTAAAGGCTTGTGTTGCCATTTCACCTACTGTTTTATCTTCCATCCTTACACCTCTTTCTTTTCAGATAAAATCTCAATAAAAATATGTTTACTGTTATTATTATAATCAAATAACTCGAAAGTATTGTCATTTCTTTTAACACATTTATTAGTAATAGGCATTTTGTTTATTTTGGTTTCTAAAAATCCTAAGCTATTACCACTATCGGGGCAAAATAATTCTTCACTCTTTTTATATATTTTTATCTGATATTTATTTATATTATTTAGCATAACTTTCTCCTAACCCCACCATTATAAACCTAACATAAAAGGTTGTCAATGGTGTAGGTACATACTTAATCTTCTAATATTTGTACAGCTATTTTGCCCTTACCTTTATAAATATTACCGTACCAATG